CAAGCTTATATTATTAAATTTTTATTTTAACTATTCTTGTTTTATTTATCTTGAAGCTAATATTAATGTTATATATTGTTTTTAAAATAATCTAAAAATTTTATTTTAGATTTATGATAATTATAGATTGAACTTATTTTTGAAATATTTCCCAATCATATTCACTCCTTTCTTTAATATTGATTTTAGTGCATTTGTCGCTAATTCATTGAATCTTTCATAATCTATGAATCTTTTTTCTGGTATAATTGAAATTGCCGCATTTTTTATATTTTCTAATCTTGCTATTTCATTTGCTTTATTTTCAATATTTGCTTTTGATAAAGGTAAATCTATTATTTCGTTGGAGCCTTCGCTGCCTCCTATATTTGGTTGTTCATTTGCAATTAATGTTAAATTATCTAGTGTTGGTGATTGTCCTCTTTGCTGTAATGTTGATACTAATGTACTGACAGTTTTTAATTCATCGAGTGACCCAGTATATACTTGGCTAGGTAAATAATCAGTATATTCTGCTGCTACTAAAGCTTCATAATTTGCTACTAGATCAATTCTTGCTATTGTTGTTGATTTTTCAGCCCCTGATATATATCCTATAAATGTAAATCCTGGTTTTGAGCTACTAATATTGATATAATCAGTAAATGAAGTATCAACTGGTATATAATTTAAATCTAATGTTTCTCCATTTCTTGTTGCTTTTGATTCTTTGAAATAAGCATTTTCTATATTTGAAAATATACCATATTTTGATAATTGTGTAATTGGTAAACTTATAGTTGCCGCTGATACGTCGCTAAAATCTACTGCAACTGTTGCAAATCCTGTTGATGATAATTGGGATGATGTGAATGTTAATCTGATAGCTGCTGATACTAATCTAAATTTACTATATAAAGCTACTGGTAAATTTTGTGCTGCATCAACTCCCATAAAATAGTTAGTACTAACTGTTCCTGTTAATGATACGTCATTATTCACACCAAAAGTTGTTAATTGCATACCTGAATATAAAGCAAATGGATTGTATCCAAATGCTACATTTCCTGCTGCATTAGATATTAAATTAAAGTTTTGTCTTATTGAAAAAGATGATGATGGAATTGGTATTTCTGTAGGAACTTTTGCAATTCTATTTTTAAATGGATTGACAATTGATAATAAATAGTGTAATTTATTTTCTTGATATGATTTTGCTATGAATTCTCCTAACTGTTGTGCTTCTCTTATAGTTGTTTGATTTTTATCTGCAAATTCTCTAACTTTAATCAATAATTTTTTCATTTTTGCATCCATATTTACTCCAAAAAATGATTCATTGTATTGACTTTCTTCAATTTGGTTGGCTAAATCATTTTGTACGTTTATTATATTGTCAATTACTTTTATCACGTCTTCTTTTTGAACTTTTGTTGATGAACATCCATGACAATCTCCATTATTTTTTCCAGTATCTTCATATGGTAATGCAATTGATCCTGGATTATAAAAATTAGCTCTTACAACTCCTTTTTCACATTTATATCTCATACCTGATCTGTTTGTTGGCATCATAGTAAAATCAGGTAATCTTTGATCTACTAATTTGTTTGTCAATTTTTGTAACCTACCTCGATTTTCTGGATTCAACCATATTTTTAACAAAGCTTGTTGATCACACGATGTCATATCATTTTGTATAGCTGATTTTATTAATTTGTTAAACCATGCAAATCTAGAGTTTGGTATATATTTAACAACTTCAATATCATCTTGTGTTATGTCCATACTTTGTCTTCTTGAATTAATTAATCTTATCATATCTGGTGATCTTAACATGTTGTATAATGAATTTCTTTCTTCTAATAAACCTAATTGAAATGCCCCATTTGGATTGTAGTCTAATCTATTTTTCTTTAAACTCATTTGTATTTTTGGATCATTAAAACTTGGTATGTTGCCTCTATTCCTTAATTCAAGTTCATATAAATCTACACCATCTTTATTATATGTGAATTGTTCAACAAATTGTTGTGGTATATTATATTTATTGATTTTCGGAATTTCTTCATTATTGGGAAGGTTGATTTCATTTTTATTATCATTGACATTTATTAAATCGCTCATTTAAATTATTTTAAAAACTTAGCGTGCTATATGGCACGCTGACATTTATATATATACATTAATTTACATATCTGACAATTTTACGTATTTCACCCGTACCTGGTTACACTTTCCCTAAGTGCTATTATTTTGCTCATATTTAATTTTAATAAAAAATTCTATTTCTATTATTAATAGTATATGTTACGATTCTATCCCTATTATTTCTCCTATTAATAATATTTATTTTGTTATTAGTTTCAAAATTGATTCTGATTAAATCTCTTATTGTTATACCTAGTATTTGTTGGTAATTTTCTGGATTTAGCATTTCTAATTCAAATCTATTGTTTCTCTCTACGTATATATTGAGTTTGCCTTTTATTAATTCATAATGTTTCCATTCTTCATTGTAGTCGATCGTTAAATTTATGTTATTATTTTTGAATGTACCATAAAATTCTATTTTATCAAAATATTCTTGTGTTAAATCGATTAATTCTTGTATGTCAAACATTTCTATTTTTTCATGTACAACATTAATTTCAACTGGAGTGTAATCATAAAATTTTTGTATCATTGTTTCTTCGTTATCGTTTTGATTTATACTATATATTCTTGACAACCAATTTTTAACATATCTGTGTTTGTTATGATTTATAATAAAGTTCGTTAGATTATCTTCTTCGTAGAAGTTATTGTATAATTTCCAATAATCTCTATCATTGTTAACTTTCTTTTTTATCCAATTTTTGAATTTTTCTTGATCTATCTCTTCGACTTCAATCTCATCAATTAATTTTTTAAATAGTGGAATTGTGTATAATGTTGTATATAATGATTGTTTTATGCATACTTTTATATTATTTTCATTGATTTTATTTGTATTTTGATGGATTTTTGTACTTAAAAATGAATTTGATATTGCTCTTGTTGGATTTTTGATAAAATATATATCCCCATCAATTAATATGACTTTCATTGATAAATACTCAGCGTGTTCTAGTTCAGTTACTGATATTTTCTTTGCTATTTGGTGCATTGATACTATCTGTCTTCCATAAACTATATTGGTGTGTTCTAAAAAAGCTTTTACTTTATCAGCACATATTATAATAAAAATGTCATCTCCTGTAGCTCGAAATGTGAAATCTATACCTTCAATTAGTTGTGCAGATATAGCTATTAATCTTACATAAAATGCTGATCTTTGTGAGTTTCCTAATGTTGTATTTGATTTTCCTGATGGTACTGTTCCCCTAACTATATATCCAATTACACTACTATATCCTATTATATCAAGGGTTGATAAAGCTGTAAAAATTACCATAAATGGAAAATGTAATGTATGTAGAGGAGTTATCATTAATATTGATGTGTATATGTATAAATCAATACAAAATAAAATTATTTTGAATTGTGTAGAATCAAATGATGATCCATCGATAGATATTGCTAATACATTTCTTGACCTTAATTTTTTGTATGATGCGTTAATTTCTCTTGATAATTTCATATCTGAACCTGGGATTGAATGAGCTGGATCAATATTATATATAAGTTTTTGTATAGCATAAATAAATGGGCCAATTATGTATTTTAGTGTTGATGGCGATCCTGATATATTTCTAACTTTTGATAAAGATCCAATTGTATTTACTAATTTTTCTCCTAGCTTTTGAAAAATACCGAATATTAATATGTTTGATGTTTTTATTCTTCCAGTTTGTTTTATTTCTTTATTGACATCTTTAAATTCTTGTTTTTGTTTTGTGGATAGATGGTCATAATATTTTTGTACTGAATAATAGAATATATTATTTATCCTATTTTTAATGACTTTAACATAATTTGATGCGTATGCTATTATGATACCTCTTACTAATTGGGCAAATGGAAATGATAACATTTTTAATTGTCTGTTTACAACTGGGTGTACGCTTGTTAAGAGACATTTATGATATACTGATGGTATATATTCATTAGGGCTTATTCTTGGTAATCTTGGTTTTATTAAATATTTTCCTGCAATTTCTGGTTTTTCTTGTTTACAACAAGGTTCTTGACTTACTTCAACAAAATTTAATCTGTCATTATCTGATCTATAGACGTGTAACATACCTGCACATCGTGTCCAAAAATTGAAGTCTCTTATAACTCTTCTTGCTTCTCCATTTATACAATGTTTTAATAAATAATAACATTTTCCAATATTTGCTATGGTTGGTCTTTGATTATCAAAATGTTTTATGTTTTTAATGAATATATTATTTGTATATACTACTGGTATTGTTGTTGCGATGAAGTATATCATTATTATGTAAATCGCTCTTTTTGGAGTTAATACTATATATATTATTAAATAGTATATAAGAATAGTAGTGTCGCTTATATATAGTATAAGTAAATTATCTATTAAACAAATAATGGCTTCTTTTAATTTTTTGGAAATGATATTATTATATGTTTCAATCATAGAATTATATATATAATATATTTGGATGATACTCTGTATTGTTCTGAAATTAAATCTCATATCTAACATATCATCTGCGATTTTATATAATATATTTGCTGGAATTGTTACTATCAGATTGCTTTTTATAACATATAATAACATAGTAAATATTATTATCGATATTTTAATGGTTGCTATTGATTCGCCTGAAAATTTTTTAATAGATGAATAATATTTTAAATCATTAAAGATGAAATTCATATAATGTAAAGTTTTTGGTATGAAGCTTTTTTCAATGTTATCTTTTATGTTATTATGCTCTCTTATCCATCTTGTGTAATTATATAAATATCTAAATTTTTCAGCTATAATTGTATCATTTGTTGATATATCAAAAGCATTAGCCATTCTCCTTAACAAATATGTTTTATTAACATGATCTATATATTCATCAACTGTGTCATATAACCAGATGTCACTAATCATAGTTGGATTATCAATATTGAATTGACACATTAATTCATTCTTCAATTCTTCTGAGACAGTGTATGTATAATTTCTTCTAATATAATTTTTGAATTTCAGATATACTAAATAAGGATAATCATAAATGAACGTTTGATTATGAACATTTAATAGATGGTTGCATATAGTTGATTGTCCTACTACGTGTGTACAATTAAAATTGACGTTTGGATTTACGTTATTGTTTAATACGTCGTTGTAGAATCGATTATAATCTTGTGTGCATAATATTGGTCTTTGTACGTGATAAAAATTTTGATTTCCTTCGACTTCATTATGTCCTGAAATATATATCCTATACGTAGATCTTGTATAATATGATATGATTTTACGTGCTCTTCTTCGCAATGTCGCTAACATAGAATGATGATTATGATCGTATATGGTATTTGCTAATGTAAATCTCCCTGGTGCCATAACTTGTCCTCCTATTTGAAATCTGTCAGGTCTTATTATACCAATACTATCACATAACAGATCTAATGTTTGAGGATATGCATTTTTGAATGTTTCGCTGATATTCATTAATGTTACGTATGGTATATTATTAGAAACAATCACGTTATTGACTTCATGTAACACTTGTTGTGTTGTTGGAAATGTTTTATTTCTCAATATGGTTCCTCGAATTATTGCAATTTCTGACATGCCAATATCTACTGTGTGTTGTGATAATTCTTGAAACACTATTGTTATGTCTTCATTGATTTCGTATGTCATTGAAAATACTTCTCCTCTTATGACATTTTTACCAAATATTTTTGGAAATGGATGTTGATATGGTTCATTTCCATAAGGAATCATTATTATGTTCTTTTCACCATCTTTTTCTGTTATGTAAGTCTCACATTCAGGTCCATGTACATTTATTTTGGGATTTTCATTTGGAAATATATATTTGCCGGTATTATTTGGGAATTTGTGTACTGTCATGTATATGAATGCTATGTCGCGATCTCTTATTACATCTCCAACTATAGGTAATTCTATATCAAAATAATATATTGCATCTTGTATTATTATTGATTTTAATGGATCACAACTTGGTAAAGCATATCCTAGTGAAAAAGTAGCATTTCTATTAAATCTTACATTTGCATCAAACATTTGCATTGCTGTAAAGTATCTCTTGAGCATCTCATTATTATTAATAGTATTTCTGATATTTTCTGGTAAATTATTTCTATTGTTGTAAGCTTGTAATAATTGGGCGTACGTGTTATGATTTAATCCATATGCTCTTATGAAATTATCGATATTGTTTATTGGATGGTATGTAACATTATTATTAAAAGCGTCATTCTGTGCTAGTCTTTGTTCAAAGAAGTGATTTCTTGTTATATATCTTATGCTGAATATATTAGTATAATTAAGATTAGCTAAGTTTATTATTATATTTCTAATATAATTAATTGTATTGATTGATAGATAATAACAAATTCTTATTGGTAAATATGATATTATTGCAGTTATTCTAAAAATATGATATAAATAAAAACATGTAATTTGTATTGATTCTAGTATTCTATTTCTTAGAGATTGAAGAAGAATACAGATACATCTCGATATTGGTAACTCTGGAAAACAGAAAAATTGGCGTATGGTGTTAATAAAATTTTGTATTTTATTGTGACAAGTGCGTCGTAAACATGTTGTTTGAATGCGATGCCTCCCAGCAATATTATCATTGCAAATATTTAGATAAGTTGGTATCATGTTTTTAACATTAGTTTCGATTACGACATCTTTATTCTTTTTATTTTTAATATTAATCGTCAAATCAATACTTTCATTTGTTTTTATTATGTCGGTTGTATCTTGTTGTATATCACCAATTGTTACATCATTTTTATTTCGATTTTCTTCTTTTATTAATGGTTGATTTTCATTATTTTCACTAATTACACTATCATCACAATTATTGATACTATTAATATTATTTTTAATCTGACTGTCTTGTATTTTACTTAATTCTTCTAATCTTCTTCTTTCTTTGTCTTGTTCCTCTATTATTTTTTTAAACATTTGTTCATCATCTTTGTTTGATTCTATTCTTATCTCGTTTTGCACTTTTTCTTTTTGATTATTTGTATTCTTATTCTCATCTGATATTATTTCATTTGGTGCTTCAAAAGAAATTTCATTAGGTCTTTCCATTATTAATTTAGTTTTTATTTTTCTTGGCTCTTCATCTAATTTTTGGCTGCACAATTCTAAGAACTTCATATATACGTCACTATGTTCTATTGTTATTTCTTTTCTTAGATCAATGTCAAATTCTTCATCTAATCTATTTTTATTATTATGTGTATCTACTTCTTTGCTTTCTTCTATAATTTGTGTTTGTACTTTATTAATATTATTTTCATCAATTGGCATTCCTGAATATTTATTATCTTCATTTGTCGGTATATTTGTATTCACAATTTCTTCATCTTCTTCTGCATATTCAGTAAATTCATTCAAATCTATTTTATTTGTTTCATTTTTAATATCTTTTTCTATTTTTGGCTTGTAATCATTTATATCAATAAAATTAAAATTCATTAAATTAGTATCTAACGGCTCATTTATTTGTTTATGTTTATATTCAAAATATTTTTTGAT